TAAGATCAATCTCATCCTGACTTAATTTCATGCACTTCTTCTCCTTATCTTATCTTGTTAAGTATTCAATAAATTGTTTGAAATCATATATTGCCCATTGATAATATACCCAGGCGAAATAAGACATTGCCAACGACTTGCCTACTTCTAGCCACCGGACATCTTCTATAATATCAAAGGCCTGGATTCCTTCGTCCAGGCCTTCAACTTCACTTCGCTTTTTGATGGACATTACTTCAGCCGCTTAACGGCTTCGTATGCCTTAACCTGATCCACATGCTTGACATAGATCTTTTTGAGCATTGTGGTATCACTGTGACCCATGATCAGTGCAACGTCATCTAGACTTAATCCTGATTCTAGAAGGTTGGTAGCACAGGTGTGTCTGATTGCTGCAATCACACTATAGATCCCCTGGCTGGCGAGTGCTGCCTTGAATCTCTTATTCGATTTATCCCTGGCACTCTTGTTAGGATATATCCCAAAACAATCATCACCATAAGTTGAGATAGCCTTCTCAATATTGGGATGAACCGGGATCCTGGCCAGTCTGCCGTTCTTCGCTCTTTTCCCATTTATGTGTCTGCCGTTACCCTTGTTGTCAGCTTCGATGCTGGTGGGAGTTAAGGCACTTACATCTTTAGGGTTCAAAGCGGTGTACCGCAACCAGGTCCAGAAGATTTTATCTGAATCGTTAGCATCGTTGATTACTATATCAAATGCATCGTCAGGAATGTAATCCCATTCTACAACAGTTGCCGTACCAGGCTTCTGTGCATACTTAACAGGATTCTTCGTGACCAGGTCATTCGCAACTGCATAATTGAATAGCTGCGATACCGGTTTGAGGTAGTTGTTAATCGTGTTGGCTGCCTTGCCTAGTCCTTCCCGGCTGACGATGAAATCATCAACATTCTCTGTTGTAACTGAACTTATGAGAGTATCACCACCAACGAATTCAATAAAGAATTTATGGCATACGATTTCTCTTTTGATCCAGTCAGCTGATTTCCGGCTGCTAACCTTGGAAAGCCATTTGTCCCGGCAATCACTATATGTTATTGTTGATGTGAGAGTATCACCATTTGTTTGATAACTGTCTGGTAGGTGATCGACCAGAACGAGTGCTAGTTTGGTCTTGTCAGATGGATCCAGTGTAGAAATGGAATCCACTAAACTAGCAAAATCAATACCACTGACTCGTTTGTCAACTTCATTACGCTCCCATTTGATAGCCTGTTCTAAAGCTAATTGCCTGGCTTTCCTAGGACCATAAACTGAAATCCGAATCTTGGTACTGACAGCGTTTTGAGATCCATCTGCTGTGCTGAAATTAGCCCAGTAAATGTCTCCCCTTTTATAAACACTAGCCATGATTTAGTCTCCTTATGTTGTTTAATTGATTCATAATCTACAATAAAGGTATACAAGTATAACTTTAAAAGCAAGGGAAAGTTTCATAAATGATTTTCTCCGTTTATGTTTGTGGAAGAGAATCCCTATATATTATAATGTAATGTGAATAAAGTAAAAATTAGTTTAATCAGCCACGCTGGCAATCCCCAGGAATCGGGATCTTGCTGCCGGATCCAGTTGGATCATTGGCTCATTAAGCGTATGTCCACCGGGGAGAACCCTATTGCAATTGGTATAATGTAGTTGGAACGTAGTAGTATGATAAAGAAGAACGGCAAGATGAAGCGTAAGGGTGGCAACCCCAACTGGGTACCAGGTGTAAGCGGTAACCCCGGTGGCCGTAAGCCTAGTCACTTTGGCAAGTACTTGAGGGAGCACCCATCTGTGCCTCTAGTGATAGAGAAGATATTGGCTGCTGCACTAGATGATAATGATCCCAGGCAGAAGGATGCCTGGAAGATAGTGGCCAACAAGATAGCACCTGATCTGAAGGCACAGGAGATAAAGACTGACGTGCAGAACCATATAGGGGTGATAATGATGCCTGGTAAGGTGCCTATAGATCTGATAGACCTTGAGGTGCTGCCAGGTGATGATGAGGACCAGGCGAGGACCCCCCCCACCCCACTTCCCGTATATGATGGCCCGGGGGTAAGAGACAGCCAGTCAAATTACTCATCCCCAGAAGAAGTCACCCAGGAAAAAGACCCCCCTACCCCACCTTCGGAAGTAGGAGTCCCGGATTAGGATTATGGTACCAGGATGAAATATATAATAGTAATTATATTAGTTGCTTTAATGGGGTGTTCTCATATGGAGGTATTGAATGATTCTGAATTTGAGAAAATAATAACCATACAGGATCCAGGGGGAGTATATCATAGATATAATCCAGCAGAATTTTATCCAATTCCCTGGGGTTATGGTGCCGTACTAATAGAGGCCTACTGTTATTCACACAAGGAATTTGAAGTATCAATAATACATAAAAGCGGAAGGATAGAAAGCAAATGAGTAAACCACTAGGTGATTTTGTCGCAACTGTGATTTCGAATTTTACTAACCTACCAGAATGTCTTGGATGTAAAAAGCGAAAAGAATGGTTAAACGAACACTTTCCAGATATTAGTTTATTGGATTGGAGTGAAAAGTTAGAAAAATCTTTTAGGGACAAATTTTTCCCAGGCTGGGGAGATGGTCGCTATGAAAAGGAAGCAAAAGAAGCCCTTAAAGCAAAAGGTATTAATGTGCCGCCAATTTTAGCGGATAAGATAAAGAAGTAAATGGAACTCAACAAAATTATTGCATTGATTGAACAATATGGTTTACCGTTAATTTTATTACTCGGAGCCATTTATGCACTATACAGATTTTTGGTGTTTAGTTTGTATGAGGTAAAGAATGAATTTGGTAAAAGACACGAAGACAATGCTAGGGCAATGACTGATTTGAAGGAGTCTATGGCAGAAATTAAATCAGACATTAAACTACTAGTAGAGTTTGTTAAGAGTAAACGGTAATGGAAGAGCGAGTCATATGGCAGCCCCATCCGGGTCCCCAGACTAAAGTATTAACCCGTAAGGAATCAGAGATTTTATTTGGTGGATCCAGGGGTGGAGGAAAGACTGAAGCAATGACAGTCTGGATGGTAGAGCCGGATTATATAAAGAGTCCTAGATACAGGGGTTTAGTAATCAGGCGTAATTACGATGATCTGAAGGACTGGATAGATCGTGCCAAGCATATGTACCGTTATATGGGAGTAAAGGTAACCGGAAATCCAGCCCAGTTTGAATTTCCATCTGGAGCCAAGATCTGGACCGGTCACTTGAGTAATGAAGATGCCTGGACAAAGTATCTTGGCCAGGAGTACCAGAAAATTGCAATTGAAGAGTTAACTCTAATCCCTAATGAGTTAGATTATTTAAGATTAATCTCATCAGCAAGAAGTACAATTCCAGGGATCTCGTCCCAGGTATTTGCGACAACAAACCCCGGGGGTCCTGGCCATGGTTGGGTGAAGGCCAGGTTTGTAGATAGTGCCAAGAACAAAACACACTTTGACAAGAAAAGCAGAAAATCACGGATTTTTATACCCAGTAAGGTAACAGATAACCCTACTATTATGCGTGAAGATCCGGAGTATATTGAGAGTTTGAAGGCATTACCGGATGAATTAAGGCGAGCCTGGTTAGATGGAGATTGGGATGTATTCTCTGGACAGTTCTTTCAAAAGTGGCGGCATGACATTCATGTAGTAGAGCCTTTCGACATACCATATGAGTGGTACCGGTATAGATCTATTGACTATGGTTTTGCAGCACCATTTGCCTGTGGTTGGTGGGCTGTAGACTTTTTCGGGAATGTTTACTTATATCGTGAGCATTACGAAGCTGGCCAAGAGTTAAGTCACCACATAGATAGGATATTAGAATTAAGTGGTCAAGAAGAATATATGATGTCAGTAGGAGATCCTAGTATGTGGATCCGTAATCCACAGAACACAAATAGGAGCGATGTAGTAGCACCAAGTAATATGAGCATTGCTGATATTTTAAATCGTGCTGGAGTCAATCTATTTAAAGCTAATAATGAAAGAGTTAATGGTTGGAACCTATGCCGTCAGTACCTAGATCACTATGCAGAGCAGCCGCCAAAGTTAAAAGTATTTTCAACATGTCCAAATTTCATAAGAACAATACCAACCCTAGTTCACGATGATAAGAGGCCGGAGGATCTAAACACAAAGGGTGAGGACCACCATGCTGATCAAATGAGGTATTTTTTACATTATGTAGGATCACCAACCAAGGTAATACAGAAGCCATGGTTGCAGAAAGAATTAGATAAATTATTATCAGAAGACACAGATTATCAAGGGATCAGAGCATGATCATCAGACCTTTAAATCTGCAATGGTTTAATCCAGAGACTGGAGAATGGGAAGAGAAAGATATCCCAGAAGTAAATGAAGTGGTCATGGAAATAGATCGTATAGAATCAATAGGTGCTATATCATATGATTATAGACAGGCACTTATTACTATCGTTAATCAGGTAACACAACAAAGTTTAACTGGAATTGAGATAGAGGCAAACTAATGGCAAAGAAAAAAACTGAAGCGGCTTATAAACCAACCCGTAAACACGAAAAAATAATCAAGAAAAATGAAGCTATGTTTGATATGTGTTTTCGAGCCAGGGAAAATACAACCACTGTTTGGCGGGAAGCTGAACGGTTATATATGGGTGATCACTGGACCAACATGAATATGCCAGCATTTAAGAACCAGGTTACGCTAGATCTTATTGCTAGTGCTATAGATACAATGATCCCAATTCTTTCTAACCGTCCACCCCGAATTGATATAATTGCTGTAGGTGGAGATGACATATCTACAAAAGCAGCAGAGATATTACAAAAGCAAATGGATGAGTTATGGGTAATTAGGGATATGCAAAATTTAATCCCGGATTGGTTATTAGATTATCTGGTATATGGTAATGGAATCTTAAAGGTCCATTTCCAGGACGATGATTTGCCAGATGCTGATGTTGTAGATCCTTATGCTTTCTTTGTGAATCCATCGGCAACGAAGTTGGAGAATGCAGAGTATGTTATTTATGCAGCACCAACCCCATTATGGGAGATCCGGGAAAAGTACGAGAATGGTAAATATGTAAAGTCAGAATCAAAACTTGATAAGTACGAAGCATTAAAGATTAATGATGCTCAAGTTGGTGGGGATGATGTGGTCCAGGTCACTGATACCACCGGTTCAGAAACAAACTATTATGAAAACTCTTCCAGGGCCATGGAGGATCTAGAAGAGAGAGCACTATTAATTGAAGTCTATGCCAGGGATTACACAAAGGAATATATTGAGGCTGATGATCCTTCAGACGAATCACGGGAGATAGATAAATATCCTGGCATGATTCGGCAGACAGCTATTGCCAATGGTGTTTTATTATATGATGGTCCAACCAGATATCCGTTCTTAACTAAAGAAAACCATTTACCTCATCCATTCCCATTCATTGTATTAAAGAATGGTGGATCTGCTCATAGTTTTTGGGGTAAGCCGGAACCAAAGAGATTAAAGTCTCTAAACCTATCTTTAGATCGTTTAGCCAGTCAAATGATGGACAATACCCACTTAATGGCCAATCCAATGTGGGTAGCTGATGAGACTACAGATGTAGTAGATCAAATAAACAATAAACCTGGTAGCGTAATCCGGAAACGTGGCCCTGGTGCAGTGAACATGCTGCAACCAGCTGGAATGCCAAATTATGTATTTAATTTTTATTCATTGCTAGGTGAGATGTTTGAAACTATTAGTGGGGTTAACAAGGCAACCCAGGGTAAAGCTGATGCTAAT